GCAGCATCACCACCAGCAGTTGAGCCAACAGAAGTCTGCTGACCTAGTAGACGAATGTAAGTTAGGGGAGCTACATTTGCATTTAGGAAAGCTTTGGCAGCGTAGGTGCCATACATTGGGGATTGATAGTTGCCATTACGATAAACATCGCCTCCAGCCATACCTGGAACTGTTCCACCGAACTGGGTAACAAAGTCAGAGTATGATTCTACGGTAACTGGTTGCATTGCCAAGCCTCTGGTGGCTCGACCGATGATTACCGGACCAATCGCATCAGCCCTACGGGGGCGGAAAGAGTTATCAATTTCTTCGATAAATACGCCAGGAGAGACGAATTTAAAGGTTTTTACAGGCATTATAATTTCCTCACTTTAATACAAAAAATGCTTAAAAGCATGATTAATCATAGTTTAAATAGTTAGTCACTTCTTGAAAGGACTTCAGGATGTCTTTAGTCAATCAAAAAGTTATCGTTACCTGCTGGAACAACCGATTCTCTTGGAAAGGTAACTTCTACTATGTTCTCTTCTTTAGTTACAATAGGTCTATCATCACTATTGCCTTCGCCTATTAAATAACCTAAAACTCTTATGTTGATCTCGCTTACAAAAGTTCTCTCATCTTCAGCTAGATTTGAAACATTATTGTTATGAGTAAAGCCCTGGTCTATAAAAGCTTCGTATAGGTGACCATTGCGTCTCATAATAAAAGAGTTTATTTGTCCTGTTCTCGTCATGAAGGGTTGAGTAAGATCGTTCATTTGCTGTTGATACTCAGTTCTGATTATTATCTTATAATCGAGATTAATGTAAACAGGGATAGGAATAGAGAGTGTCTGAATAACAACTTTTTTATTTACACTAGGGAAATACTTTTGACGATCACCATCGGTGTTAGTTCTCAAGTTTCCAGCAACAGCAAAGTTTCTAGTTTTATCTTGCTTTATGCGTCTTGCAATAACCATACGACCTGTTCTACCGTTTCTATTTTTAGAATAAAGCTGGGCTTGATAGCCTCCTTTTCTGGTAGGGTCTTTGGTTATTCCAGTTCTCTCGACTGTAACAACAGGTAGGGTTATTGCCCCTGAACTGTGGTCGTCTTGAACTCTTAGGTCTTTATTGTTTTTAATCTGGAAAGCTCTTTCAGGTGTTTGCCAAAGAACAGGAGTAACTTTGTATCCTTCGTTTGTTATAGTAGAAAGCTGTAGATCTTCTTTTAACCAGGATACCATTGCATAGTCTATGTCTTCAATACGAGAAGCCAACATGCCTATCTCTTTGAGAGTAAAGTTTTCTTGGTCTTCGGGTAGTTGTGCAAAATCAAAGTTATTAGGTAGCATCGAATAGACCCTTGCGTGCTCTCTTACATAGAGCAGAGATTTCAAATGTGTGGTTTACTTGACCAAACAATCTTCTTTGTGTAGAAAGAGACATAATCTCATAATACAAATCACCGTATAAAACAAAGTCGCCTTCTCTAACAAAAAGATCCTGATCTTCTGTTAGCCTGCGTCTGTGAAAGTGGACAGTGATTTGCGACATGTTATCCACACCAACAGATTCCATGTAGGTAGTATCGTCTTCATCAAACTTAACAAGAGCATAAACTCTTACTGGAGGTAGAAAAGTTTTCTCTACAGCCTCACCATAAAGATCGTGAAAGTTTGTTGTCTCAAGATCAATGGGGTAATAGAGTATCTGTTGTCCAATAACCTTTTCAATAAGTTCATCATTAACTTGCTTAACAAGGTCTCGCTCCTTCTTACCAAGAAAGAGTGGAGGAGGTGGAGATGCTGGTCTGGACCATTCGTTATCTGATGACATTTATTTATCCTACGAAGATTGGTAGTGGGGAGCGGCGAAGTGTTTCTTCTGCTGCTGTGACCTTTTCTTGATCCTTCTTGGCTAACTCAGTGTATTCTATTTCTTTCAACATCTCTGTGAGGCTTTGCCTTAAATCATCTTTTTCTTTTAAAGCTTCAGATAGTAGCGAAGAATAGTTAAGAGTTACTGATTCACCTGGGATAGGCACAGTCTGGAACTTACCGCGAATCTGACCTAGCATCTCTTTACAGAGAGCAAGAGCATAGTTTCTAATCCATTGTTTGCCCATTGAGTTTATGTTTTCATAAGGAATGTTGTCAAAAGGAAGGGTGTTAATGTTATTTACACCTTCAACACCTGTATTGACGTCTCCTGCTTCTCCCCAGGAGTTATCGGCAATCCTGAAACGAACCCATACACGGTCCATATAGCCAGCAAAGTTATCGGCACCCCTTGGAGTTGGATAGAGCCTTAGCTTGTTGTCTATAATCTCGTATGAATAATGGGAAGTCCTGGTAAAGAGAGAATCCTCATACATAATAGCTTGAAGTTTGTTTTGCCAAGTTGGAACAATCTCAAATGTTGAATCATCAGCATACTGTCCATAAGTTGAATAGTTTCCAACAACCCCCACCCCACCATAATAGCCATAGAAGCGCCACATTGCGATAGGAGAGCGATAAAAAACTCTATCAATGATTATTCTTGAATCTCCAACTTTTCCAGCATAAGGAACGGCACCACCGTTATCGTCCAATCCAGATGCAGACGAAGAGGAGATAATGTTTTGTAAATCATAATCTTGTTGATTCTTGACAGTTGTGAAAGAAGCAGAATAGATTGGAGTTGTGCCACCAAAGCCTGCCATTGTTGCCATTGAGTCACCTACTTTATTTGCATAAGAAAGGGTAATCTTTGGGTATTGTAGGTTAACGCCGGAGGGGCCAGAAAGTGAATCACCTAAATGGTCAAAAGTTCCAGTGACCTTACCTAGGGCATCAGAAAGAATGTTCTTTCCTTGGTGCATGTTAACGATGTATGAGTATTCTAAACAAGCTTCTTCATAAGCTGCATAAACATTTGCGTTAGTTAACTCAATGTCTACAACATCACCACCAAGCTTTTTGTAAACAAAATTAACTTGCAGGGCAGCACCAGTTAGAAAACTAGTTGAACTGTTATAGACGCCAAAAGGAACTGCGGAAGCAACATCACCAGCAGAGCCTGTAGAAGAAAGAATAATCGCACTTGTTTCAGAAAGTGGTTGTAAGTTTGTGGGCATTCAATAGAGCCTCCTATTCGTAATAAATAGTGAGAGGACAAACAAAAACCCCCTGCCGTAAAGCAGGGGGCTTAGGTTTTAGGTTAGGTCAGAGTGACTTAAGCGCCGGACTCACCTAGTAGACCACGAACTACGACTAGACCGTACATGTCTGGACGGACCATCTTCTTGGCGTAACGGGTCATAACACCCTTACGAGGTACGAAGTCCTCTGGGCCAAAGATGGTTGGAGTTGTCTGTAGTGGGACATAAGGAGCGTACACATAGCCGCTTTCTAGGAAAGAGGCACCGCGACGACCAACGAGGATTACATTGCGTAGGAAGTATGGGTCAACAATGACATCAAACTTCTTGCTTAGTGAACCAACGCGGAGAGCACCGATGGAGCCCTTCTCGTCATCGTGGGTAACGCTAGCGCGGAAACCAGCGGTGAACTCAAGGATGTTGGCAACTTCTGGTCCGCAGACGACGAAGTTGGCACCACCACGGAGAGTCTTACGGTGGATCTGAGCGGAGACATCGTTGATGGTCTCAACTAGGGTCTCGTACCACTCGGAAACAGTACCGGTGAAGTCAGGAGCCTTAGCGGAAGCACCAATCTCGTTACCGTTAGAATCAACGAAGAGACCTGGAGCGCGCGACCAGTAACGGGTAGCAGCGGTAGCACCGTTAACGAGGTCCGCGAGGATCTCACGGTCGATCTCTAGAGCGATCTGCTCGGAGAGAAGTGAGGTTAGCTCGACCTCAGCGTCTAGGTTGTGATAGGCGTTTAGATCCTGACCTAGTTCTGGGGTCCACTTAGCCTTGAGCTTCTTGGTCTGAGCGGTGACAGCAATGGAATCAACCTTGATGTCGATCTCTGGAATGTTAGCGGAACCTTCTAGACCCCAATCAGTAGTACCTACTACGGAACCTAGAGCGCCACCAGCCTGTAGAGCGTCATCGATTGGGAAACCAATGTCTAGGTTTTTGGTAACACCACCAGCTAGACCACCACCAACGCAGTTTACGGTTGTGTGGAAGTATAGCTGTACATTACCAGTTGTGGAACCAGTGATCTGGGTTAGACGACGAATCTGAGCAGTATCACTAGTCGTGTGAGTGGTGTCTAGAATGTCGTTGAGGCTAGCGATTGAAGCAGTTACAGCAGCTAGGTTGTTGTAATCTAGCTGATCATCAAGCTGTGCCTGTGGAACATCAATGCGAATGATGTTACCAGCTTGACCTGAGGAGCTAATGGCTAGTAGATCTGGATCATAAGCCAAGCCCTTCTTCTGAGCTTCGGTTGAACCAGTGAGTCCAAAACGAGTAATGGCTAGAACACTGGAAGTAACCTCATCGGAACCAACTGGGCTAGCAAAAGCATAACCACGGGCACCAGCAGTACGAGGACCGGATAGATCCTGCTTTAGGGAGCCGATGAGGTTAACACCACCAGTAACCTGTGAACCAACACGGTCAGTACCGTAGATGGAATCACCAGCACTGTTACCAGAACGGCTGCTGATGGTTCCAGTTCCTAGGTTATCAGAGAAAGTGAAATCTAGGAAGAAGATGAGACCTGATGGTAGGCTCATTGGTTGAACGCTAACGAGGTCGTTGGCGATTAGACCAGCGAATACGCGGCGAACGATTGGGAAAGCAACTGCGGCGAAACCCTCAACATCACCAGCGGACATGCTGCTGGACTCGCGGAGTAGCTCCTTAGCTTGGTTTTCGAGTAGACGAGCCATGGAGTTTTGCTTACGCTCGCTCTCAAGACCTTCTAGGAGACCAGTTTTCTTCCATTTGTTAAGAAGAGCGTGGGACTCTGCACGCATATCACGATTGACAACACCTTCGGTGAGTCTTTCAACAATACTAGACATTTGAATAAACCTCCTTTTATTATTATTCGATACCTGCTAGTTTACGCATTCTCGTAGTAAAAGGATCAGCCTTTGGCTCTTCCTTACGAGATGCACGGATAATGGAAGTTGGACGAGTGATTGCTTCGCTTAGTGATTGTGGTCTACTCTTAGGAGCGGACGCCACTGTGCTTTGAAGGGTTTCGTGGATTGTCTTTGCTTCCTCAACCGAACCAGCTTTCGAAATAGCTTCGACAATTTTATCTTTTTGTCGCTCATTCAGGGAGGTATTTCTAAGCACACGGTTCGTGTAAAGAAGGCGAGCATTAGAAAGATTTACATCTTGTACGCTCTCCTTCAGGGAACTGATTACACTTTGGTGATCAGTTAAAGATTGTTTTAGTTTTTTGTTTTCGAAGACTAACTCTTCTTGAGCTTTCTTGAGGGCTTCTAACTCTTCTGCAACTTCAGTGCTGCGTCGGTGAGCCATCTCAAGTTCCATCTGGTGCTTAACAGATTCTTCAGAGCGTCCAGCCCAACCAGATAGTGTAGCGCCCATGTCTACAGTAAGTTTTTCCATAATGGCGTCGATTAGTTCATCAGATAGTTCTTCATAGAGATCTTCATCATCTGTGGCACAGTTGCTTTCCTCGACTACTTCTTCATCTTCAGTAATCTCAGCCTCTTCAACTACCTCTTCGTCTTCGGTAATCTCGACTTCATCTGACTCATCAAGAACTTCTTCACCTTCGACTTCTTCTCTTAGCTCTTTTAGAGCCTCGGCAAGTTCTTGAAAATCAATAGTAACCTGGGATGAATCGCCCTCTTCTACGCCATCAAGTTCAGCAACATCTTCCATGAAGGCTTCAGGAACATCGGCAGCAATCTCATCTTGAACTGCCTCAGGAGCAGCTTCAGCTTCTGGCTCATCAGCCGCAGGAGCATCTGTGGTAGCACCAAGAATGTCTGCTAGTTCGTCTTGCTCAAGTAGCTTGTTTAAGGTTGACTTAACCTCGTTAGAATACTTATCAATGATAGCGGACTCAGCATTTTTTAGTGCTGCCTCCTTGAGTGCTTTTGCGTCTACGATTGCCTGTTCCAATAAAGATGACATTATAAGAAAACTCCTTAAAAATAGTTTTTCATTTTAAATAGTAATCTTAAATAGTAAAAGCATCAGAAAGAGCCGCTTTTGCCTATTATGACCCATGAGCCATCTAAACTGACAAGATTAACAAAATCACCATTAGATAACATTCTTCTTGTTCCCATTATGTTGTCAATGTTTCCAGCGATTTTAACCTCTCCGTCTCCTAGTCTTTTGATTGTTATTCTCAAGCCATCAACAGAAGGGACTGGAAGAGTAACGGTTGAACTTTCAGGATTGCCCATGATCACATACTCATCTGATTCGTTAACTAGATAATCTTCACTTTGTTTCGTAATAGATGATTTTCTACCAGATGATGAAACCATTCCAGAAAAACTTCCATTAACAGTTTCGATTGTATTTGTTGCGGAGTTGAAGGTTAATGTAGATGTGGCACCAAAGTTACCATTATTGTTTAACTGTATTTGAGTGTTGACACCAGCAGGCGGGAATGATAAGTTATTTTGTAGATAATCTTTTACACTCCCTACGGTAACATTTGAAACCTTAATGTTTCTATTTGGAGCAGAGATTAAAAGTAAATCATCGTTATCGATACTTGGAAGTTGTGGTGAGTTTTGTGGCTCCACCATTAGACCATTATCCGCATCTACACTTAGAGCGCTACTTGGCGATGTTGATACCTGGACGCCATCTTCTGTTTTGATTAATCCATGCGATACAGAGACTGAAAGTTTATCACCATCGGCTTCCATTGAGCTATCATGGTTAATCTGGCTTTCGTTCAATGTTCCAACTATCTGTGAGGATTGTAACTCTCCAGATAGAGTTTGTGCATTTACAACTTTTGTAGTTAGAGTCCCTGAGTTAACATCAAACTTTAACTCACTGCTACCTTGAAAAGCAGAACCATTTTTGATTTGAATCTCTCCGTTATTACCTGCTGGTGGATAAGTCGTAATGCTATTCACAAATGCTGTAGTAAGAGATTGAAAAGTCAATGATTTTGTTTCATTACTAGAATCAGAATCTGAGATAATAAAACAATCATTATTCGATGGAGAACGCTTAAGGACTGTTTTTGATGGATTGATCTTTAGTCCGTTATCTGTACTCTCGATTGCTTGTTGTTCTACAATACCTATCTCAAGTATCCCACCATTATTTTTTAGACCATCACCAAGTGAAAGGTTGTTGGCTTGTATTTTTCCCTCAAACTGATCAGTTGGTATGTTAGTTAAGCCGCTAGCTGATCCATGTATTGTTCCCTGGACAACTAAACCTTCCTCACCATAACTCAACCCAGCAGCACCGGAAACAGAACTATCACCAGAACATACCAGAATAGAGCCAACTTTATCTGCCTCATAGGAAGTAACAGCTACATCGAGATTTGTTAAACCAGAGCCATCTCCTTCAAAATAACTTGCTGATAATCCAGAATTTGCAACCACTATGCTAGAGAAAGTTTTTTTACCCTCGATTGTTTGTTCGTCTTTTACATTGACCATGCCTTCAATAGAGGCAGAATCGGAATCAGAGAGCTTTACTCTTCCTTTGAGGACATTATAAGCCATTACAAAAAAATCCTTTTTATTTGTTGTTCTCAATAAATAGTCGATACAAAAAAGGATGCCCCCCATAAAGGAGGGCACCCAAAAGAAACCAACCGAAGTTGATTATTTTAGATTAGACGATGCGCCAATCGTTAGCGGCAACATAGACCATGCTAAGAGCACCGTATGGGGACTCGATGCGAACCGAAGTTTCACCATCGATGGTGTGTGAACCAGCACGGTTGATAGCAATGTAGTTGGTCTCAGAGACACCATCCTTAGCCTTAACGATAACAGTGTCACCGACAGTTGGGGAAGCTGGAAGGGTTACAGTAGCTGCTGCGGAAACAGTAGCGAAGTAGTTGTAACCTTCGGCTAGGGTATCACCATCAGCCTTTAGGGCAACATTGTTTGAGGTTACGGACATAACACCGCTAGCAGCGGATAGACCGGAACCAGCCATTGCGGCAACGAGGTCAGCGATGCTTTCCTTGCGGGAAGCGTTGCTGTCGTCGGCATCGATTAGAGCAATGCTGTCGTTACCAACATCAACAGCAGCGGCGGTTAGTTCGTTTAGATCTAGAGCCATGACTGCTGAAGCGGCGGATAGACCGTCACCAGCGAAGAGGGTGGCGAGGTTATCAACGGTGGATAGTTGCTCGGTTGAGCCATCAGAATCGAGGGCGAGGAACTTGTCACCAGAAGCTGGAGTGGCATCACTGAACTCTGAGATGTCGAGGTCGAAGTTGGTGATGGCACCTAGAGCAACCTCACCACCACCGCTTAGACCGTTACCGGCTGAAACAGTGACAGAAGAGTTGACGAGCTTGGCGTTAGCAATGCCGCCAGATAGCATAGCGTTGGTAACACCTAGAGCCTTGATCTGTAGGCTATCGCTTGAGATCTCAATGGATGAGTCGTCTACATTGACAGCTAGACCACTGATGGAATCAACGCCACCGCTGTAACCTAGACCTTGACCAGCGATGGAGCCGGAAAGACCAACCTTATCGCTTGCAACAACAACAGCACCAGAAACCTGGACACTTAGGACAGCAGATGAAGCGGCAAGACCGTCACCAGCAAAGAGGGTAGCAATGTCGTCAACACTCTCAAGCTGTTCGGTTGAACCGTCAGAGTCGAGCATTAGGAACTTGTCACCAGAAGCAGCAGCAACATCAGATAGCTCACTGATGTCTAGGGATAGCTCACCAGAAGCAGCAGCGATACCAGTGCCAGCCATGAAGGTGGCGATGTCATCGATGCTTTCAAGCTGCTGGGCAGAGCCATCGGAATCTAGCATTAGGAACTTATCGCCTGAAGCAACAGCGGCATCGGATAGCTCGCTGATGTCTAGAGCAAACTGACCGGAGCCAGCAGCAATACCAGTACCAGCCATTGCAGTAGCAATGTCAGCAACAGTATCTCTCTTCATGGCACCGTCGCCATCTAGGAAATAGAGGCTGTCAGCGCTAACATCAACAGCAGTATCAGCAACACCATTTAGGGTTACAGTACCACCGAGAGTGGCGTTGCCACCAACCTGTAGAGTGTTGGAAGCAGAAATGTGGGTGTGAGCGGTAGCTCCTTCGAAAGTAGCACCGGCTTCGAAAGTAGAAATCTCTTCGAAAGTGCTGGAACCGCTTAGTCTAGCGGGACCAATCTGAAATTTGTAAGCCATTTATAAAATCCTCCTATAATAAATGGTTAAATGCACGGGTAGCCCGTGGCATTTCCAACTTTAACTAGTTCTTTAAAATACTAGGAGAAATCAGGTTATAAAGAACTTTGTTGAGCCGTCAGTATAAAGAGCCAAAGAAGCATGAGGTGATTCTAAAACAACTTTATTTTGATTGTCGATTGTTTGACCAGAACTTGCGGAGATCACAATGTTATAGTTATTTGCTGCCCCGCCTTCGTCTTTAAAGATAAAAGTTTGACCTGATGTCAATGTTGAGGCGTTTGGTAGACTGGCTGTAATAACAGAACTAGAGGTCGCTGTGTCAATACCAACATAGTAGTCTGTCTTTAATACTGTATAGTTTGATGTTACTACGACTCTATTATGGATTAAGCCAGTTTTTATTTTTGTTGTCTTGTTCTCGGCATCAACCGCAAATAAGTCTGTACTGGAGGAGAAGACAGACAGTGAACCTGTGAAGTGGTGGGTGTCATCATTAGTGTCACCAAATGCTGTTGACCCTGATTGGTTTATCTCTGTTACAGTCGTGGAGATAATCTCAAAAGTATTTGCCTCAATCGCTCCAGACACTATTAGATTGCCTGTTACAAAAAGTGTATTACTTGAGAAAGTTAAGTTAGCAGAACCAGAGATGCCACCTGAACCTGTATGGAACTGTAACGATCCTACTGGACCCTGGGCAGATGCGGAACCACCGGAAGAACCAGTACCCAAGAGATCATTTACGAAATCTTCAATGTAGAGGAAACCATCAACAAATGAAGGATTTTCGTTTACATTAGATGGCGGGTCTTGTTGAAAGATGATACCATTAAAATAATCAAGAACCCAGTCTCTAGCATCCAGAGGAGTAATCTCGGTTAAACCACTTGATGTGTGATAAGCTTTTGCAGTATAACCATTGTTGAAAGATGGGGGGACTATTTGTAAGCCACCATTGGTTGTATTTAGGACTTTACTGTTGGTGTAGTTACCACTTCCGGCTTTGGGATTAGATGAACTAGCTTCATAATCTGATGGCAACTTTAGTTCAAAACCCTGAAATAATCCAGAATCATCTTTAGTTCCCGCGATGGGAGACACTTCAAATCTTACTCTCTCAACTGTATTAGAGATGATTGTGTATTCTGAAACATCCGAGGGTGTTGGTATTGCTTTACCAAAAATCGTAGTGGCTCCAATGCTGACATTAGAGCCAAGACTTTCATTATAGACATCTTTCTGATTTGATGTCTGGGCTTTGCCTTGTATCTTTTTTAATGCGAGATTTATTTTTGCAGAATCTTCAAGAGCCATTATGAACTACCCCAAGCGATAGAAATCGAAGAAATGTATCCAGTCCAAGCATTATTTGCTACAACTCTTATAACTAGGTTCTCATTTTGATCTACCGTCTGGGTAACGAAAGTTCCTTCGTGTGTGGCATTAATAGTTAGATTCGAGGGTGAACCAACATAAGCACCATCTCCATCATTTAACTGAGCTTCGTCAGATGCTGAAGCTACTGCCAAATCTAACCACCCTGTCTGCTTTGAGTTTGCTGTTGTTGGAAGTTTCACAAAGACATGTATGTTTGTTGAGGATAGGCTTGTTGAACTTGGGACTATTCTTGTACTACTATCGCCAGTAAATGTAAGTCTAAAGTTTGTTTGGGAAGCTGCTCCTGTATTAGTGTAATA